AGCCCGGCCGAGGGAACCGCCTAGGAGGTGGATTATGAAAGTTCTTCTTATTCGGTCCGTTGGAATCAATGGTCAGGTTTACTCCGAGGGTGACGAATTAGATTTGCCGGAAGAGATTGCCAGCAATCTCATTCTGATCAAGAAAGCACTATCGCTTGAACCCCCCATAAAACCTGTTGAAAAACAGGAAACGGATGATGACGACCCTGAAATGGAACCTGAACCCGAACCAGAACCTGAACCCGAACCAGAACATGAACCCGAACCAGAACCAGAACCGGCAACTGAACCAGGGCCGGAGCCTCTTCCTACTGAAGCTCCTGAGATTCTCTCCGAAATTTCAGAACCAGTGACTGACGAAAAGAAGCCAAAAATTTCAGGGAGTAAAAATCCCGCGAAAGTGTGGTGATCAATGGCCAACATATTGACTGAAAGCGAAGCTGCAACAGTTTTGAGATGCGACGAAACCGACGCCGATATGTTGGCCTTGTTACCTGCAGTGGACTCTTATATCAAGAATGCCACCGGGCATGATTGGACTTCTGAAAATCCGATCTTGCCTGAAGCAAAATCAGCAGCACGGATGCTGTTGGTGAAATGGCATGAAGACCCTGGAATGATGGGTAATTCCACTGCCTCACTGGGGTATGGTTTGGCTGCGTGCCTGATTCAACTTGAGGCCATGGCTTTGCGTTACCGTGAATTCTTTGGTCGGAACGGTGCTGGATGCATTGACCTAACTGGCGCCACGATTGGGGATACAGTAACCTCACTGACCGGGCTGGTGGGTGTAACTGGTGACAAGAAGAATGATTTTGAATCCATGATCACGGTCGACGGCCAAATACAGCAGGTATCAGGGAGTGATCTTTCCGCCAATATTTACCGGGCATTTTTGACCCCAATTGGATCTTTGTGAGGTTCTGATGTTGATCAACGGCACACCTTTCAACCCAGGTGAACTCAAAGTTCCAGTCGTATTGGCTAAGAAGAAAATCACAAAACCTGCCGGTGGTTTTCAGAAAGTGGATTATGAGTTCATTGCAGATGCCAAAGCCAAATGGGTGAATGTACATGGGCAAGAAGCCTGGCTGGCAGATGCAAAAGGTGCCATCCTGGCGGCAACAGTAACAATTCGATATCGATCTGAAGTGGATGTAACCTGCGTGATCATGCTTGGAATGACCGTTGAAGAGGTCATCGATGAGAATGATGTGCTTACGGGTTGGACCTTCACTGGTGGTCAGGTCTTTGAAATTGTCTCGATGGACAACATCCAGCAGCTGAATGAATACATTGAATTCAAAGTGAAAAGGGTCACGTCAGGCTGATGACTACACAAACCTCATTAAGTACAAAAGGATTTGAGGAGTACTTGGAACGAATAGCCAGGGCTGGGATCAATATTGATGATTCTGCAGATAAAGCTCTTCTTGCAGGTGGTGAAGAAATTCAAGAAGAAATGTTGAGGCACGTTCCACAATTTACTATGAATTTAGCAAAACACATTCAAATAAAGGGTCCAATTCGTGATGGAAATTATCACTTTGTAGAGGTCGGCGTAATTCACGATGCTGCTTTCACCGATGCAAATACAGCCAGGTACGGCAACGCTCAGGAATATGGTTCTGTGAAAAATGTCGCACATCCTTACATTCGTCCAGGAATGAAAATTGGTAAAAGTGCAGCTACAAAAGCAATGAAGGAATCACTGAAAGCAGATGGTGCCATTTGAGAACCACAATTTGGGAACTTACTGATGAAGCATTATCGCCACTCGGTGTACCTTATGCTGCCAGTAAGCTGCAAATCGAAACTGGAGGTGAATATCCTGATCTATTCATGGTTTATTTTTCTCTGCCAAGCACACCTGAACAACATGCTGACAATAAGGAGACGCTGCGATCCTACACAATGCAAGTGAATATTTTTAGCCGTGATGGCTTGATCAACCTACCAGATGTTGATGGAGCTATGATGGCTGCCGGTTTCACCAAGGGGAATGTAATCGAATTACCTCTTGACCAAGAAACCGGCCATTTTGGGCTTGGAACTGAATTCCTTTATTCTGAAAGCGAGGATTGAAAATGCAACAAGATGAATATAAATCAGTAGTTGGTTTGGACCAGGTGCACGTTTCACTGGTCACCCAGGACGATGCCGGCGCATACGTTGCCGGCACTCCTGAATATTTTGCTCCTTCCCTGGAAGCGGCCGCCGAGCCTGAGACCTCACAGGAANNGAAACTCAGTATGCGGACAATATGCCTTTCGACGTTATGACCTCTGAAGGAGTCACCAAGATCACTTTGACCACAACCGCCATCCCCATGGAAATGTTGGCCAAGTACCTTGGAAAGGTGTTTGATACTGCCAGCGGCCGGCTCTTTGACCAGGGTGGTAATGCAACCCCTCCAGATTCTACTCTTTCCTTCAGATCGTTGAAATCCAATGGGAAATTCAAATATTTCCAATATTTGAAGGGCAAATTTTCGGTTCCCAATGATGAAGCGGCCACCAAAGAAACCAAGGTGACCCCGAAGCCTGCCAAGATCATCTTCACTGCAATCAATACTGTTCATGAATTCAACCTTGGAACGGTCACAAAAAGCGTGAAGCGGATTGTGGGTGATGAAGATACCACCAACTTCAGCGGAACCGGTTTCTTCACTCAGGTTCAGGTTCCTTCAATCACCACTCCTGCTGCAGTGGCTCTATCAAGTTCTGTGCCGACCAATTCAGCTACTGGTGTGAGCAAGACCAATGCATTTACGTTGACTTTCAACAATGCCATGCATTCTTTGGTGATCAACCACGTTGCTCTATTGGACGCGTCAAACACACTGGTGAGTGTTACCTGCACACTGGATGCAACTAAGAAGATCATCACCGTAAATCATGGAACGTTGGCTGGATCGGCAGCTCATACCCTTGTAATCGCCGGCGCCATTGATATCTATGGCCAGGTGTTGGCCAATACCTTAGTTAAATTCACCACGGCGGCCTAGTATGGGAAGCCCGATGGTGATTCACCTGTATGGTGATGACAACGAGGTCGAAAAAACTTTTACCAGAACCTGGGTACCGTGGAAAATGCTTAAAACGGCTGTAAAGTTGGCTGATGGTCTGGATACTGCTAATTTGAAAACAGAGGATGTGGATGCCCTTACAGGGTTAGTCGTTTCTGTTTTTGGAGATCAATTTTCAGTTGAAGACCTCTCAAATAAAGCAGATACCACTGAAATGGTTGCAGTGCTTACGCAGATTGTGGCCACAGCAAAAGGCATTAATATAAACCCTACTCCTCCGGGGAATTAGTCCCGGAGGAAAGTGACGATAGAACGCTTCTTGATGTTCTCGTTGGGATGGAAATAGTTTTAGTGAAACAGTTTGGCTGGTCTCTGAGAGATATTGATGAAACGGACATTGAAAGCATGATCGATTTCATTACCCGGTTTGGTGGCCAGAGCGAGCCAAAAGTACGCAGAGTGTATTGTGATCAAGTTGATTTTTAGTGAGTTAGAAAGGGGCGGCCTAATAACCGCCCCAGCAAAAATGGAGCTGCAGAATGTCAGATAACAACCTGTCAGGAAAAGTAGGGCTCGACGTCACCGACTATAAAGCCGGCGTCTCTGAGCTTAATCGACAGATCAAGGTGATTGAGTCAGGTTTCCGTGCATCTGCAGCTGCCATGGGGGATTGGGATAAGAATGCCAATGGTCTCGAAATGAGGACCAAGGCGCTCACTTCCCAAATTGATCTACAGAAACAAAAAATATCTGCATTAACGAGCGAATATGAAAAGGTTGTTGAAGCAAAGGGTGCAGACAGCAGAGCCGCTCAAGATCTTGAAATAAAAATAAATAAGCAAAAACAAACCCTTGGAGAAATGACAGTTGAACTCGAAAAAACAAATTCCGCATTGGATGAGATGGGAAACGACTCAAAGGATGCCGGCGGAAAGGTACAAGATCTAGGGGACAAGCAAGAGCAAACGACTCAAAAATCAGAATCCTTCAAATCTGCATTAGGCGGGATGGCAACTGCTTTAAAGGCGACCGTAGCTGCTGCAGCGGCTGTTGCATTGGCTGTTGTGGGTATTGCTGCTGGCATAGGGAAGATGATCCTTTCTTCAGCAAGCGCGGCAGATAACCTTGCCGAAATGTCTGCAAAGACCGGTATATCTGTAGAAAGGCTTCAAGAGCTTAGTTTCATTGGAAAACAAACCGGAACAGACCTTGAAACCATCACTGGTGCAAACGCAAAATTGATTAGATCAATGGCTGAGGCTGGGAATGGGACAAGTGCTGCTTCACAAGCATTTAAAAAACTAAAAATTGATGTTGACGACGGAAATGGTTCACTAAGAGATAGTAAAGTTGTATTTCAAGAAGCCATGGAAAAATTGGCAGCAATGCCAAATGAAACTGAACGTGACGCCATGGCTATGGCGTTATTTGGAAAATCAGCTCAAGAATTGAATCCACTGATTAAAACGAGTGCCGAAGATTTGGCGGATATGACAGAGCAGGCTCATGGATTGGGCGCAGTAATGTCAGATCAGGCAGTGGCTGGATTATCAGATTTAAACGACATGCTGGATGGATTAAAGGATGGTTTGAAAGGGACACTCGGTGAAATATCCGCGGCATTTCTTCCTGGAATAAAAGGCATGTCTACCACTGTCTTTGGGTATATGCGTGATCTGGTCGATGTTGTTCAAGGATCAAAAGGTGACCTTGGTGCGATGGCAGGGGGAATTGGTGGACTATTGGGGAAAATTGTTACCGATATTGCCGGCAAGGGTCCTGAATTGCTGCAAGGTGGCCTCGGAATAATTCAGGGGATTATGGATGCAGTAATCGGAAATTTACCTACCATGCTGCCGGCAGTTGTCACGATGATCCAAACTTTAGTGAATTTTTTGATCCAGAATTTACCCATGCTGATAGACGCTGCTGTTCAGATATTGCTGATGTTGGTCAACAGCTTAATCAGTATGTTACCTATGCTTCTAACCGCAGCTATTCAAATCATTATACAGTTAGCCAATGGTCTCTCGGCTGCGTTGCCCACTTTGATCCCGGCTGTGGAGGGGATTATCGGCCAATTGATGCTTACTCTAATGCAGAACTTGCCAATGCTGATAACAGCAGCTCTCCAGTTGATATTGGCGTTAGCTCAAGGTTTAATTGCTGCCTTGCCTGTGTTGGCTGACCAAACTCCAACGATCATCATTGCTTTAATAGATGGACTGATTCAGAATTTACCTTCAATCTTGATTGCCGCTGTTCAAATCATTCTCACATTGGCTTTAGGATTAATTGAAAACATTCCAAAGTTGTTAATGGTTCTCCCCCAGATTATTGATGCCTTGGTTAAGGAATTCAAGAGCGACTCATTTAAAGTGAAGATGAAATCGATGGGTGAGGAAATTGTTAACGGAATTGGTGATGGATTTAAAAAAGCCTGGGACACCTTCATTTCTAACCTAAGGACTAATGTAGATAATTTGGTCAAATTGGTTAAAGATCTGTTGGGAATTCATTCACCCAGCACAGTTTTCGCTGAAATCGGCGCCAATATGGCACTTGGATTGGGCGGCGGTTTTTCGAAGCAAATGGCAGCTGTAACCCAACAAATTCAAAACGCCATGGCTGGCATGTCTGTGGATCCAATGATGAATACCAATATGAATGTGAATCAAAGCAGTGCGGCCGGCCAGCAATCAGTCAGTTCCAACGGCAATACCTACCAGGCTTATTTCGAAACCTATAACGAGGCTCAATTCAATAGATACCTTCGCCAAACGGAGATGCTATATGGCTCGTGAACAAATCGTCTGGGTAGACGCTGATGGTGGAGAACTCAACCTTAATGATTGGGTGAATTACATTTGCACGCGGGATCAAAAAGGGGTGTGGGCGCCGCCTTTTTCTCTGCAGAGTTCAAAAACACCATTATCTGAAGGAAGTCAATTTAGGGGAGTGATCGTCGGAGAAAGAGGCGTAGATCTGAATCAAAAGATCAGAGGGACCACGCGCGAAGAACTATTGTCTCTATTGCGCGATTTGTCTCAACGGATGGACCCGCTTAAAGGTGAAGGCCAATTGAAATTTATCAATGGTGCCGAAACACGGATCTTGTATTGCCGCCCTGAGGGAATTAAGGATGTAACGGATAAAGAGACCATAGCAGAAACAGTTTTGTCTTTTACTGCTAATGATCCCTTTTTATATGACGATGTACCGGTGACAATTGTGTTCGAAACCTCCGGGGTGGCCGGGACTTTCTTCTCGGCATCATTTTTCCCAATCCATTTAACAAGGTCTATCGTCTATTCAGCTCAAGGGATTAATAACCCTGGGAATGCTGAAACGTATCCGATTTGGACCATAGCAGGACCTGGCATTTCGATCCAATTAACCAATATCAGAACGGGAAAGGTGATCTCACTTGGGAGCCTTGAGTTATTTACAGGCCAGGAATTAATTATTGACACCCGAATTCGAAAGAAAACTGTTCAGTTGGATGGATTGAATGCGTTCGAGTATCTTGCTGACCGTTCATCGTTATGGCAACTTTTACCTGGTCAGAATGAAATTCAAATTGAGATGAGCGGTGCTGCAGCAGAATCAAGTGTGGAACTCCAATTCACTCCGAGGTATGACTCAAAATGAGCTTATATGAAGTATTTATTAGGGACGAAAATGGAAATCGCGTTGGGCAAATTGAGAATTATTCGAGTCTGACCTTTATCAGAAGGTTTAATGCAGTTGGAACCTGGTCACTGACATCAACCCCAGCGTCACTTTCAATGCTCACAAAAAAAGGCGGTATTGAAGTTTATCGTAATGGTGAACCGCATTTCAGTGGATTTGTAAGAAGGTTCCACAATGCAAATGGTTTGGAAATGGTAGTGTCTGGGAAAAATGACTTGATGGTGGTTGAAAAACAATTAGCCTATCCAGTACCTAGTGGAGCTCCATTTTCCACTGACTATGATGTGAGGACAGGAATTGCCGAGACCATAATTAAGCAATTTATTGACGTCAATATTGGGCCTAGTGCAATACCAGCAAGAAGAGTCCCCGGTCTTACCATTGAGACGGATTATGGAAGAGGGGGAACTGTTACTGGAAGGGCGCGATTTGATAAATTATTGGAATTGATCAATTCACTCTCTATTAATGGCGGAATTGGGTTCAGGATCAGGAATCTAGTTTTTGAAACTTTCATACCTGAGGACAAAACAGGTACGATCGTCTTCTCAAAAGAATTGGGGACTCTTGGTGATTTTACATCTGATATAGAAGCCGGCCAGGCCAATTACATTGTGTGTGGGGGAAGTGGAGAAGGATCTGCCAGAACCTTTGTTGAAGGGAGTAATTCAGAATCTGTTGTGGAATGGGGACGGGCTGAATTCTTCTTGGATAAAGGGAATACATCATCTGCCATAGAGCTAAATGCAGCGATTTCGGAAGAACTCACCAAACAAAAAGAAAAAATTACGATAACTTTTTCACCGTTGGGAACTGAAAATATGCGCCCCGTGGATGATTTTGATGTTGGTGCTTGGGTTACTTATATCGAAGATGGTGTTTCTACCATTCACCAAGTGAGAGAAATGAAAACTACATTATCAGCAAATGATGGAGAAGACATTGCTTTAGCAATTGGAACAGATGGCGCCTCTAGTGACCTAAGCACCTATTCGAATATTTACTCAAAAGTCAGAGGCATTGATCAACGTTTGAACGCTCAGGAGCGGAGGTAGAAATGACCAGATATTATTATCCATTTGATTCAGGCCCGGGTTCATCAGTTATGACAGGACAATGGTCCAGGATGGCACGACTCTGGAAACCAGATGGCGTGATCTTCGGGTATACCAATGAATATCAGGTGTATGCGGACAGCAGCGGAAAACAAGTAAAAATTAAAACGGGCGCGGTGTGGATCAAGGGCGGATATGCCTATGACACATCGGAAAACACGATTGCTTTGGCTTCTAATGCTTCAGGAAGCCCTCGCATTGATGTTATCGCTGCCGAAATTGACTGGGTGAATAACACGATGGGAATTGTGGCTATCACCGGCACAGCAGGGGTCACACCAGTGGCGCCAGCGCTTACCCAAACAGATGGCACCAAATGGCAGATCAAGTTAGCCCAAGTTGCAGTGGCCAATGGATATACTACAGTGGCACCTGGTGATGTCGCTGACTATCGATCTTATTGCCAACGAGGCCAGATCAATATCCTCGGATTACAACCACCTGCCGCATCCGCCGGTGATTATGGATTGGATAAAGCCGGTGACGGTGGTTTGAATTGGAAACAGTGGCAATTGGGCAAAGGCGAATATGAAGAAAGTTCGAACCTTTATAAAATGCCTGATCGATATTCTGGAGGTGGTTTCAGAGCGAAGTTGTTGGTTCAAGCTTTACCATTTTCTTTGGATAACTGTGATATAGCCTGGACAGCCAATGCCAATGTAACCCAAGCGCAAGAAACTTCCTTAATGAAAGAAGGCGCGGCTGCTCAAAAATTCACCATTGCCGCTGCTTTCACCACCGGAATTGCTGCCTACCATGCGATCACAAGTGTGGACTTGCATCTCTACAAAAAAATATATGCCTGGATTAAATCAGATATTGCTACCAACGCCGGTGACCTTCAGGTTGTTTTGGATGATACTGCGGCTTGTGTAAGCCCTGCTAAGCTGTTTGACGTGCCAGCCTTGGCGGCCGGAGTGATGACTTTGTGCGAGTGGGATTGCGGGGATATGTCAGGAACCGCGGCGATTATCTCTGTTGGTTTGAAGGTTGTTGTAGATAAAGGTGCCCAAGTGGTGACGATTGACCAGGTTTGCTTAACTGGGCAGTCTATTTTTGGTCTTGAAGCTTTGGCCATCAATCCTGGTGAAGATCTTAACTCAGCAGTGTATGGAACACCACAGTATTCAGTACTGACCACTTTGCGGTATATGAAGACTGTTGAAATTGAAATTTCAACTCCTGTCGTGGCATCTGGGAGCCCGGCGCCTGGAAGTTATCTGAAGTTCAGGTTGAACCGAAAAAATGATGCAAATGACACACACGGCGCGGATGCTGCGATTATTTCCACCACCATCTATTATCCGGAGGCGGTATGACATTCGCTCTCGGAGGGAGCTCAATAATCCGCTTTGGTGGTAAACGGATCCATATATTTACAACAAACGGACTCCTTACTATTTCCACGCCAGGATTGGCAGAAGTTTTAGTGGTTGGCGGGGGCGGTGCGGCTGGCTACAACTCTGGGGGTGGCGGAGGCGCTGGACGGTTGATTTACGTGGCAAATTATCTTGTTTTAACAAACATCAGCATCGTGGTTGGAAAC